ATTGTGCGGCCCGGATGAACGTCGAATACTACATGCCGAACCGCAAGGGCTGGCCCGATTTATTTGGGCTGGTCCAGGCGACGGCCGACATTTTAGAGAAAGCCGGCATCGTAGAGGACGATGGCTATATTGCCGATGTGGCCTACAGCTGCATCGCAGGCGTTGACCCGATATGGCCGCGCGCCGAAATAAAAGTCATTCCCATGCCGGACGACAAACTCAACGAATTACATCCAAAACTTAAAAAAGTCAAAAAATGATTGATATGAAGGAATTAAGGAGTGAATAAATATGTGTTTATTTGATACGTGTTTTTGCGGAAACGAAGATTGCTCGCATAATACGCCGATGTGTAAAAAATCAGCTGCATGGGCAAAGGATTATTTAGAAAAAAGAAATTTACAAGATATTAGAATTGCATTGCGTCGTAATTATCCGTGTAAGAAATACGATGGGAAAAAATACAAGGATGTGAAATAAATGATAAGAAAATGCAGGTTGTGTGGGAAAGAATTTGAAACAAAAATACATAATCGCGCGACGTGTCCGGAATGCGCTAAAGCAATTTTTAATAGAATTAACAGCACAGATAAAACAGAGGTTTGCTTAGTATGCGGAAAGATTATCAGTGAAAAACCGAAGCGCCGGCGCAGGTATTGTAGTGACAGCTGTAAAAATATAGCACACTATATTGCGTTTTATTATGCAAGGGGAAATAAAATAAAAAAACCAAAGAAAAATAACAAAGAAAATGCTGTAGAAGCAAGATATAGAAGGATGGATAACATGGAAATGCAAGCACGTCAAGCAGGCATGGATTACGGCACTTATACGGCGATTTTACGAATAAAAGGGAAATTATAACAGATGATTTTGAGGTGCGGAATACTTTTGCTTTTCATAAATGCGGAGGGAACGTACAAAATGAGAGAATACAGTGATTATGTAAAAGCCGTGTACGGCTATTTAAAAAATTACAATAAATTTAAAGCGCAAGTAAGAATCCTCACTATTAAAATCAAAGACAAAGAGCAGGAAATAGAAACGTTCGGCGGGGCCAAAATCGCGAATTACAATATCACGGGCGGCTCTTCCGGCGGATCTGTTTCTAACGAAGTCGAGCAGCGGACATTTTTAAAGATGAAATTGCAGGACGAATTGAAGCAGCTGCAAAACAATAAATCGCATTTACAGCGACGCATGGAACTCATAGACGAAGCCATTCAATCGCTGAATGAAACAGAGCAGAAGATAGTGCGTCTCAAGTTTATCGACGGCTATCGTTGGATGTACGTATCATGCGAATGCGGCTATAGTGAGCGGCAATGCCAAAATATCGGCAAAAAGTCCGTGCAAAAATTGGCTGATGTCATCTTTAATTTTGTACCCGCACAAATGGGACTTAATTTTATTTTTATCGAAAATAAGCAGGACAAAGAGTATCATACAGATGGATTATAGTTTTTACACAAAAAAGGACGGACGTATATTACTTGCGTCCGTCCTTTTTATTTTTATGTATAAAATGTGGATAACTTGATTTGCATTTCGTGTTTTTTTGAATGTTTTTGCGATTGAAATTCATGATTTAGCCAAAAAAGTGCGATATACTTATAGAGTGGAAAGCGGGGAGAAACGTGGACCACGCTCCTTAATGCAGTTGCCCGTTTTCTTGTCCTTTCTGAAACGGGCACCACATGGGACTGGCTAATGATAGCTTTGAGGTGGGTTCGATTCCTACCAGTCTCGCCAATTTCATATATTGTGACGCTTGGTGTAATTTCAAGCGTCTTTTTTATTAAGGAGCTGATCATATGAATGTTATTGAAATGAAGATTAATGATGTAAAACCGTACGAGAATAACCCAAGAAACAACGATGAAGCTGTGGAATATGTGGCAAACAGCATAACGGTTGATGATAATTTAACAACACGGGAAGCCTTAAAGCTACTCAACTGGTATCATGTACCAGTTGCAATATTAACAAAGGGCGGCAAGCGATGCTTAAAAGACCTTGAAATATTCAAAGATTTTGGCGAACATATTCAAGTCGGTGCTACGCTTACATTTTTGGATAATGAAAAATCAAGCGAATGGGAACCTGGTGCAGCATTACCGATGGAAAGATTGCAGGTTTTAAAAAAGCTGCATGAAGAAGGAATAAAAACATTTGTTTCTTTCGAACCAGTTATTGACCCTAAGGAAAGTTTAATGCTTATCAAAAGAACACTAGAAGACGACTCCGTTGATACATATAAAATAGGAAAAATAAACAACTATCAAGGGATAGACAAAACAATAGATTGGAATAGGTTTTTGATCAATGCTCTTGAATTACTGCGACCTACGGGGAAAAATATATACATTAAGCATGATCTAAGGGTAGCAGCAAACCATGTAAAATTGTATGGCAATGAAGTTTTGCAAGACGAATACAATGTAAGATAAATTAAATATGAAAAGCCCTAGTTAATCACTAGGGCTTTTTGTTACATAAAGAAGGATGATAGCATGGCTAATAAAAAAAAAGGGGGACGTCCGCTGATAGAGATAGATAAAAAAAGCTTTGAGGGGCTTTGTGCGATTCAATGTACTCTTAGCGAAGTAGCTGAGTTTTTCAAGTGCTCAGAGGATACAGTACAGAGGTGGTGTAGAAAAACGTATGGACGATGTTTTGCGGTCGTTTTTGGGCAAAAAAGAAGTTTAGGCAAGGTAAGCCTTAGAAGGAGTCAGTTTAGACTAGCTGAAAAGAATGCTACTATGGCTATTTGGCTTGGTAAACAATACCTGGGACAAAAAGATGTTGAACGGCACGAAATCACCGGAGCGGATGGAAAACCAGTTGAAACCAAAAATGAAAACATCGTACGAGTGTACCTACCGGAAAATCACAGAGATGATAAATAATAGGTGGTGATCATATGATTTTAAAACCCCAACCGGGACCGCAAGAAAAATTTCTTTCCTGCCCAGCTGATATATGTATATACGGCGGTGCGGCTGGGGGAGGTTAGGTAAAACATTTGCTTTACTGTTAGAATCCCTACGGCATGTAGATAACGGTGGCTTTGGTGCCGTTTTTTTTCGTCGTAATATGAAACAAATAATGAATGAAGGCGGCTTATGGGATACAGCAATTAAAATGTATTTACCAATTGGTGGGGTGTCCAAACTATCACCGATGCCGACAATTATATGGCCGTCAGGAGCTAAGATAACGTTTTCTCACTTACAGCTAAAAGATGACGTGTTAGGGTGGCAAGGTTCGCAGGTATGCTTGATTTGTTTTGATGAATTAACTCATTTTGAAGAATCACAGTTTTGGTATATGCTTTCTCGTAACCGTTCAACGTGTGGTGTTCGCCCGTATGTACGTGCATCGACAAACCCGGATGTTAACTCTTGGGTGGCTGATTTAATAAAGTGGTGGATAGACCAAGATACAGGATACCCGATACCGGAACGCTCGGGCGTTATTCGGTATATGTACCGTCAAGGCGGTGAAATTATATGGGACGACAGTCGGGAACAGCTAGCGAAGAAAGTTGGCGTATCACCCGATAAGGCAAAAACACTCATCAAATCATTTACATTTGTTGCGTCGTCAATCTTTGACAATAAAATTCTGCTCGAAAAAGACCCGTCATATTTGGCCAATCTTAACGCGCTAACAACGGTTGATAGAGAACGGCTTTTACATGGTAACTGGAAGATTAGACCAGCCGAAGGGCTTATTTTTAGTCGCACCGCAGTTAGTTATATCGACGTTGCACCGACAAAATTAAGATACTGCCGCAAATGGGACTTGGCAGCGACGGAGCCAAGCGAAACAAACCGCAATCCGGACGCAACGGCAGGCGTATTGCTTGGCGTTGACAACGACGGCAATTATTACGTTCTCGATGTAATACGGCGGCAGGAAAATGCCGCATCCATTCGCCGTCTTGTTTTACTAACGGCGGAGCTGGATAAAAAGAAATACCGTAATGTTACTATCAATATCTCACAAGACCCTGGGCAGGCAGGAAAAGAGCAGGCACAGAGCTACATTAAAATGCTTGCTGGGTATAAAGTAGTAGCCCGTGCGGAAACCGGTGATAAAGTAACACGAGCCGAACCGTTAGCAGCACAATGGCAGGCCGGAAACGTATATATTGTAAAAGGGGATTGGAACGGCATGTACGTTGATGAGATGGAAAAATTCCCGGACGGCGAACACGACGATATGGTTGATGCTTCCAGCGGCGCGTTTAATGAGCTAACAAAGCATGGCGGCATTGACATCAACCCGTCTAATTTGCGCCCAAAATTTAGGTGGTAAAAATGAAGATACACGAATCGATTATTAGAGAAAAGAATAAAAGAGTATATACGGCAGATGATTACCGCCTGCCAAGCGACACGCTGGGAAACCCGCCGAAACGAGTAAAAAAGGCATTAGATAATAGCTTTGATGCCGTTCGATCGGTCCTCTCGCATTCGCTGGAAAATTTAGCGGATGAAGGGATGCCGGCATTTATCGGATACGGCGCATTGGCAGGGCTGGCGCAGAACGGACTTATTAGAGCAGGCGTCAGCATGCGGGCCGATGAGATGACACGCAAATGGGGCAAGTTTGTCACGGCTGGCAATAATGGGGATGACAATACAGACAAGAACTCGGACGTATTGAAACGATTAAAGCAGGATTCTACTGCATTTAAAATCAAAGCATTATTAAATAAAGTATCGAACTACTGCGGATATTTCGGCGGCTGTCTTGTGTTCGTCGATACCGGAGAAGATGCAAAAGAACTTGTAAATCCGTTGCGGCTTACAGCGCAGACATTCAAGCTGGGCAGCTTGAGAGGCTTTAAGCTGATAGAACCGTATCTTGTAACACCGGGTGTATACAACTCATACAACCCGCTGGCGAATGATTACTACAAGCCATCAGTTTGGTACATACAAGGCGTTCCAGTACATGAAAGCCGGCTTTTGTATTTTACAGAAAACGAATTACCGTCGCTTTTAAAACCTGCCTATAATTTCTTCGGACTGCCGCTCTCACAAAAGGTACTTGATGCCGTAGCTCACTATACATCAAGCCGTGAAAGTGCAGCACGGCTTTTGAAGAAATACTCTATCACGGTTTTAAAAACTGACATGAGTGCAGCACTCAGCGGCGACTTTGACACAAACCTCATGCGGCGCGTCGATTATTTTACACAGATGCGTGATAACGACGGCACGGCAATCATTGACAAAGAAATGGAAGACCTCGTTGTTATGACGACATCGCTTGCAGGCGTTGTTGATATTGTACGGCAGGCAATGGAATATGTGGCGGCAATGTTTAACGAACCGGTTACGAAAATGTGGGGACTTAGCCCGAATGGATTTAACACCGGAGATGCTGACCTCAAAAACCATTACGACAATATTGCAAGCTTGCAGGAAAAAATGTTTCAAACGCAAATGGATAGAATCGTTCGCATTTTGCAGATGAACGCATTCGGCGAAATCAACGACAATATCGAGTTTAAGTTCACACCGCTCAATGAGGAAGATATGGCGTTAAAAGTGGCGAACAACAAAGTAAAAGCTGAAACAGATGCCTTGCTGCTTGCTAATAATGTAGTATCGCCGGAAGAAGTACGGCAAAAGCTCATTGATGACGACGAAAGCGGATACAACGGATTGACGCCGAACGACATTCCGGAATTAGATCCCAATGAGTTGGGCGAACTTGAGCCGTTTAAAGAGGAACCGGAAGAAGGGCTAATGCATGGCGAAAAGAATACAATTCGGACGGAGCCAGCCGAACAAAGGCCGTGAGCGCAGGTATCGGTTAGAACTCCAGCAATTAAACGAACAGATGCAGAATGATATGAGAGAAAGCCTTATATCATTTTTTCGAGCCAATTATGCAAGCGATGCAAAGAAACCATCTGACACGGATAAGCCCAAGACATTAGCGCAGCTCATGCAGAAGATGCGTAAACGCTGGTATGACAAATACGAAAAGCGTGGGCGAATCTTGCAGCGTTGGATGGCGAATAGTACGAAGGAACTCACGGAAAAAGAAGTGCAGAATAAAATGCAGAGCATCGGCATGACGCTCAAGCCGAATTACAGTAAAAGCGATAAAACGCTTGTAAAAAATATCGTTTCCGAGGGCGTTGGACTTATCAAGTCAATACCGCAGCAGTATATTGGCAAGGTGCAGGAAAGCGCAACGGCTGCGTTTTTACGTGGTTACGATTCCGAGAAATTGTACAATAAAATCAATGACATTCTCGACGATTTGGACGAACGCAACGAAAACCGGGCTTTCTTAATTTCACGCGATCAGATGCAGAAAGCCACACAAAAATTTATGGCGCAAAGTGCTATGGAGCTTGGAGCGACAAAAGGCAGATGGATACACGTTCCTGGCATGAAATCATCACGTGAAACGCATCAAGCTTTCGACGGTCGAACTTTTGATTTAACTGTTGGGCTGTTCGACGAAGACGTGGGGCTCAATGTACTGCCGGGCGACCTTCCTTATTGCATGTGTCAATTTGAGGTACTCATGCCGGGATTCGAAGATTAGAAAGGAGGTGAGAGGGATGGAGAAAAAAGACGTTTTGATTTTTGACGCGCAAAGCGTCAGAAGCATTGACAGCAACGGATATATGCACGTAGCCATGACGAATATCTCAAAGGCTACGGTAAACCCGTATCTTGGCAGCGAGATAGAAGACTGGCAGGAACGCGGGCTTGAACCCGATGGCATTTATTATGGACTCCGTGACCCGGACGAATTACAGAAAGCGGCTCCGACATTTAACGGTCTGCCGCTGCTGATGAACCATCATGACATCGACGCATCCGTGCAGCCGAAAGATTTTATTGTAGGCAGCACCGGGACGGATGCACGGTTTGAAAATCCGTACCTGCAAAACAGCCTGTCGATTACAGACGAAAAAGCAATCAAGGCCGTGCAGGACGGCACGATGAAAGAAATATCTTGCGCATACTTTTTTATACCGGACTGGACAAGCGGCGACTACGAAGAGAGCGGCGACAAAATCCACTACGATTTTATTATGCGTGACATCAAAGGCAATCACGTCGCACTGGTTGCAGAGGGCAGGGCGGGGCATGATGTTGCCGTTGCAGATTCTAAAGAAGGAGTGAACGACAAAATGGCAAAAACAAAGAAAAATACCGCGTTCGAAGCGCGCAGGGAAAACCTTGCAAAAGACGCGGATTTTATCAAATACATGAATGATGACAAATTAAAAGACGGACTAACCAAAGCCGTTGATGCTGTAGCAAATCAAGTATACGGCAAAGAAACAAAAGGAATTGCAAAAGATATGGCCGTTGACGGTATCATTGGCACGTTCCTGCCGGATATTGACGGCGATTTAAAAACGGCTCTTTGTGCATTACTCAGTAAATTGCAAGGCGGCGACGAACCGCCGGAAGGGGACGCGCAAGTTCCAACGCAAGCACAGCCAACGTCTAATGTGCCAAAAACCGAACCCGTGCCGCCGGTTGACCCGGACGACGTGAAAGACGATGACATTACAGGCGGCGACCCGATGGATGTTATCGACGAAAACAGCCCCGCATATCAAGCAGGATTTAAAGCAGGGCAGGCGGCAGCCAAAGACGAAGCCAATAAAAAAATCAAGGAGGCGCAGCAGTTGAGCAAGGATTCTATTGACAAAATCAAAAGCGAAATCAAAGAACAGATTGTCGCTGATACCAAAGCACATTACAAAACATTAAATGATGCAGCAATTAAAGTAAAACCGCTCGTTGGTACAATTACCGATCCGCTGGCATTTGACAGCGCAGCAGACATTTTTGCATTTGCATTAAAGCAGTGCGGTAAAGACCCTGATAAGTACGACAAAGCTGGGTACGCCGGCATGGTCGATATGTTGATTGAAAGCAAGCCTGCATTTTCCGCAGCCGATGCCAAACCGATTGATAAATTCGACGAACACACACAAAGCATTTTTGATAGATTAGAAAACATCGACTAGGACAAAAGGGGGATGTAAACTCATGGCAAAAGCAGATTTCCAAAAAAGTGTAAATATGTATCAGGCCCAGGGCGTGCCGGGTGCATTCGCTTCTATTAATCCGGTTACTTCTACGCCACTCGGATATGTGGCAGGCGATAATGTGAAAGTTGGCTGCTTTGTAATTGAAGACGCAAAAAACGCAGGACACGTTACCGGCACAAATATAGAAGGCGCGCAGCCCATTGGCTTTATTGCCCGCGATATTGTATATCCGATTATGACAGTTGGCGACGGCTATTCTATGGACGTGCCGAAAGGGTTTGAAGTCAATGTACAAACATCCGGTGATTTTTGGGTGCATGTTCCAAAAGCGGTTACAAAAGGACAGTTTGTTGCCGCATCAAAAACAGACGGCAGTGTAACAGATGGTGCCGCTGCAACCAGCGCAACCGTTGAAGGTTCTATTGTAACCAATTTTAAATTCATGACGGATGCGCAGGCCGGAGAAATGGCTATTATCAGCAATACATATTTACGATAAAAAGGGGGATTTTTGAACTATGAATGATAGACAAGCTCTTGAAAAAATCCGCGAAAAAGGCTTTGTATTTGACGGGGCAAAAGGATTCATTACAAAAGACAACCGCCAGCGGCTTGCATCGGATGCCGCAATGATTACGGGTGCTAACAGTGGCGTACCGGCTTTATTCACGACATATATTGACCCGATGGTTATTGATATTCTTACGGCTCCCACTCGTGCCCGTGAAATTTTTGGCGAAGTCAAAAAAGGAGACTGGACTAACACCGGTGCAATGTTCGAAACCGTCGAACAAATGGGCAGCTCTACGGCATATTCCGATTACGGCAACGGCGCAATGTCCGACGTAAACGTCAACTATCCGTACCGTCAGAACTATCTCGCACAAACCCATATCCGTTACGGAGACCATGAAACGGCAGTATCTGGCAAGGCCATGATTGACCTTGTAAGCAAGAAACAGAAAGCCGTTGCCACCATTATCAACACAGATGAAAATAAATTTTATCTGTACGGTGTGCAGGGCAAAGAAATTTACGGTCTGCTCAATGAACCCAACCTTCCGGTAGCAATTACCGCTTCCACCGTCAACACTAACAAAACAAAATGGGAAGATAAAGACACACAGCAGATTTATGACGACGTTTTGTTGCTCGCTGCTGAACTCTTTAAAAACAGCCAAGGAAATATTGACGAAAAATCCGATTTGGTTTTGTGCGTCAGCCCAGCTTCCAACGTACTGCTCGGCAAGGCCACTATCAACAACGTATCCGTCAAGGATATGCTGAATAAGTATTTTAGCAATCTCTCCATCGTCACGCTCCCGGAACTTACGGCAGATTCCGGAACCAGCATTTTGCTGATTTCTCGCTCTGTCATGGGCACACCAACGGCACAGCTTGGCTATAGTGAAAAAATGCGTGCAATGCGCATCGTTCCGTACACATCGTATTATGAACAGAAATTCGTTTTTGGCACATACGGCGCAATCGTTTATCTGCCGTTTGCCATTGCAAAAATGACAGGGGTTTAGAGCATTTTCCCGGCGTTACGAAAATGGTATAGGAAAAATAAAAATTAAAACGTGCAAGTTGTCGGAAATCCCGACAACTTGTTTTTTATTAAAAAGGAGCGGTTTACATGGCAAGAACAAGAAAAACAGAAGAAAACATCACGGAAGAAAAAAACATTATTATCAAAGATAATTCTATTCAAGACGGCGAAGTAATTAATACAGTAAGTACAAAAAAAGCAAAAACAAAGCCGATTGAAGAAACCGGTGAAACCGTCGTTATTTGCTCGAATTATCCGCATGACATTAAGTACTGCGTACCCGATAAAACTGGGCGCATGCATGAATTTGTTTTTCACGGCAATGCGGTCAACCTGCGCGGAAAAGATAAGGGCGTTCTGCCGGTAGGTGCGTTTGGTATCACAACCGGTGTACCAAAAGACGCGTGGGAATGGATTAAAGAACATCGCCCGGATGATGAACTTATAAAAAAAGGTTACATCTTCGCATCGACAGAAGCTGACGCACGGGTAGCCGTAATGGAAAGGGCAGGAATGCGTAATGGATACGAACCGATTGACCCAGCAGCAGGGAACACAACAGAATACAGCCGATAGCTGCCAATGCTGCACCGACGGCGTTGTGCAATTCGATCCGGTACATTTTGCCGTTCTCTATCCGCAGTTTGCGGAACTAGACAATAGTACTATCATGCAATACTTCCGCATGGCGGAGTTGATTCTTGACAATTCGCCCAAAAGCCCAGTGAAAGATTTAAATGAAAGAGAAACGTTGTATTTTCTTTTGGTTTGCCATATCGCAACTTTATCAAGTCGTGGTGATGGCTTAGTCGGGATGATAACATCGGCGGCAGAAGGAAAAGTAAATGTAAGTGTTGCACCGCTTGCTAATGCTAACTGGTTTAATCAGACGGCGTGTGGTGCAATGTATTGGCAGGCAACCATGCCGTATAGGTTGGGGGTGCGTTATATTGGCTACCGTAAACGTTGAGTTTGTTAAATTCAAGGGGCAAGATAAACTAAATAAAAAGCTCAAAGAGCTATCTGTTATTCGTGCCAGTTTAAAAATTGGGTTCTTTCAAAATTCGACATACCCGGACGGCACTCCAGTTGCTGCGGTTGCGTACATTAACGAGTACGGTGCAAACAACCATCCAGCCCGGCCGTTTATGCAAAAGACAGCAAACGCAAACATGAATAAATGGGTTGATGGTATTGCAAAGAACATAAAAGGCGCGGGCAAGTTTAATTTAAATACGGTAAAAACGGCGTACAAAATGGCCGGAATAGTTGCCGTCGGCGACGTAAAGAAGACTATCAAAAGCTGGCCGCCTGGTGGCAACAGTAAACAGACTGTTGCACGCAAAGCAAAGCGCGCGCAGGCAGGCAAAGGAACGAGTGCAATTAACCCGGAAACCGTATTGATTGATACCGGTAAAATGATTAGCTCTGTTGCGTATGAAGTCAGGGGGTAGATTATGGCATTCGGGATAAACCTACACCGCATCGTTCGCGGCACCATCGAGAGCATTCACGGCGATGAAGAATGTCAGATCTATCAAGCGTGCGGGCAAAAAAATATAAAGGGTAAAGTACATCCTATCTATCAATCGCCATTCGAAGCCCGCATTAATTTTCAACCGCTTGATAGTCAAGCATTGCAGCATCTCGAAGCCGTCGGCGATACATCGACAAACATACAGGCGTTTTTGTATTCCAATAAATCCTATCCGGTAGCAGGGATAAAGCGCATCCCCATCGCACGGGGTGGCGATTATATCCAGCGCGAGAACGGCGAGTGGTTTAAAATAACCGCCGTGTTTGAGGACTGGTCGCAGGATGGATGGATAAACGTCGGGCTTAATCAGCAGCCGGACGGCCCCGACTTGACGTACTCGGAAGGTGATTAAATGCAAGTATTCGAAGCCGTTAATGATTTTTTATTAACATACGCGGAAGACATCAAGCAAGATAATTTGTTTTGGGGCTATCAAAACAACATGGCATTACCGCCACATAACAACTATGTTGTTATATCTGTAACGACAACCAGGCGCATTGGTACTAACATCACCGATTACGACGAGTCGGAGCAATCTATCTACGGTATGTCAACGTTGCGTGAATACGTCGTTGCTATTGATTTTTGCAATGAAGACTATGAGCCGGCAATGGACCTTGCAACACGGATTGAAACCATCGCAACCAGTGCGATAGGCGTTGAATTTTTTAAAGATAAAGGCATGAGTTTGGCATACTGCGAAGATGCAGACGCTTTGCCATTTGTCGGCGTCGATGAGGATTATATCCAGCGGTTTAGAGTGAGCCTACACATTACAAACACTGTCCGCAATCGAGTAAAACAGGAATACGCCGAAGAGGTCAATTTTGACAATGAAAAAAGCAGAATTGAAAATGTCGATGTACATCATAAACCTAAATAAAAAAGGGGGTATTTTTAAATGGCAATTAGTGCAAGTCAAATTGTAAACGTTTATCCAAGAACAGTTACAACTGGATCGAACGATTTAGAATTTTCGGGGTTATTTTTAACTAAAAATAAATTGGCCGTATATCCGGGAACACTTACATTTTCAAGTGCTAAAATGGTTGGACAATATTTTGGCATGGATAGCGATGAATATAAAACAGCTGTTCAATATTTTCAAGGATACGATAATAGCTTTAGAAAGCCGTTGCGAATCCATTTTTCACGATTAGCAACAGAAGATATTGCTGCTTTTATTATCGGCGGACAAGCCAGTGATGTAAAAGATTTAAAAGCGGTTAAAACCGGTACGCTGTCTATGACAATCGACGGGAAAGCGGTAACCGCAAATGGTCTTGATTTAAGCACTATTAACACACAGAGCGACGCAGCGACGATTATTCAAGGAAAGTTAACCGGCACAACGGTTGTATATAATAGCCTGCTCAATGCGTTTATCGTGACAAGCGCAACAACCGGTGATAAATCATCGGTTAGTTATGCAACAGGAACGGCGGCGGATGTATTGGGGTTGTCGCAGGAAAAAGGCGCAGTCATCAGCGAAGGAACAAAAACTCTTGACCCGCCCACATTGATGGAAACTATCGTAGACAAAACGGAAAATTGGGTAAGTTTTACGACGTTGACGGAAGTCGACGACGATACTGTTCTTGGCTTTGCGAAATGGACAAGCAGTAAAAACTGTGACTATATGTATTGCCCATGGACGACAAAAGCTGTCGATGTAAGCACGGCAGCAGGGACGAACCTGCCCAAGAAATTAAAAGAAGCTAACTATGATGGCGTGGCACTTTCCTACGGCGGACTTGATGTCGCTACACTCATCATGAGCATTGGTGCCTGCATTGATTGGGACCGACAAAACGGCCTCGTCGATTGGGCATTTAAATCGCAGGACGGCATGGCCGCAAGTGTTACAGATACTAAAATAGCGGAAGCATGCAAAGAATTAAAAGTGAATTTTTACGGCAAATGGGCAACTAGAAACGACCAGTTTGTTCAGCTTTACGAGGGTTCGCTTGTTGGTGGCGACCACGGTTATATTGATGCGTACATGGGCCATTTGTGGTTGCGCAATGCGCTACAAGTATCAATTATGGATGGCTTAAAAAATACGCCGCGTGTTCCGTATCTTGATGAAGGATATACATTTATTCGGGCGTGGTGCATGGACCCGATTAATAAAGCCATGACAAACGGCATTATTCAAGCTGGCGTTTCGATCAGTGAAAGCCAAAAATCCGAATTGTTTAATGAAATCGGCTCTGACCAGTCGGCAACACTTAGCACGAATGGCTATTATTTACAAATCAGCGACCCTGGCGCAAAGGCAAGAGGTCAAAGAAAATCCCCTATCTTGGGTCTTTGGTACACATACGGTGGCTCTGTTCATAAAGTTGATTTGCCGGTAACGCTGGTCGAATAGGAGAGTGATACACAATGGGAAGAGATATTACAGCGTCGAATGCAACGGCGATATTGACCGTTGAAAGCCTGTTTCCGAATGGGTTTAAATTGCAACAGTTTTCAACGGATACATTCGCAAGTACAAGCGACGATACATATGCAGAGACACGCATGGGCATAGATTTACAAATGGTAGCAGGGTATGTTGACCAGATTAAGACAGTCACAATTACGCTTGAACCGTCCAGTCCGAGCGTCGTCAATATGAATCACATCATCGCAGCGTCGAGAGCAAATAAACGTATTTATTTATGTCAACTCTTGATCGCGCTGCCTAGCGTTTCCCGCGGGTATAAATACACCAATGGCGTATTGAAAACCGGGAAATTTATGCCGGATATTAAGAAAGTCCTAGACCCGATTCAGTACACGTTCGATTTTGAAAAAGTCGAATCCATGGACATTTCTGCAGCAGGTATTGCATCGACAATTATTGGGAATTTCACATAATTAAGGAGCTAAACCAATGAGAAAAATAAATTATATTACGCTACAGGATGGCGGCGAAGGAAAAACATTTCAAGTGCAGCAGATGTCGGCGTTGCATCTTGAAAGCTGGATTAACCGGCTTTTGATTATGCTTGCCGGAAAAGATGGAACACAGAAAATGTTATCAAAAACAGATTATAATAGCTTGGCAAGCAAACTCAAAGGCGGCATTGCCAACGTAGAAAGTCAGTTTACTAATCTGCCAGCAGAGAAAGTTATCGGTAACATTTTGTCTTTGCTCGGCTCTTTGGATTATGAAAAAGTGGAACCGCTATATAACGAACTTTTGACATGCTGCGCGTATGTGCCAAGTCCGGATAACCGCACATTTATCAATCCGCTTGATGTGCAAAATGTGGATGCGATTATCTCGGATGTCAAAACGCTGTATGTGTTGCGGATGGAAGCATTAAAGATTAACTTTAGTTTTTTCGCAGGCGGGGACAGCTCCCCGAAAACCACTCCCGGCAAAAAGCAAATTACCATCAAGAAGACTACAAAAACGTAACTGGACGGGTTGGCGTTGTCGTATCTAAACGATTAGCGACGCTGCATGAGCTGGAAACCGTTTACAGCTACGAGGATTTGCTTGATTTATACGAGATTGTCTATATAGATAATCTCAATGAGCAGTATGCAATGGACGAGGTGAGCAGAAACTATGGCAAAGGGTGAGACGATAGGCGAGTTTTTAATTGGCTTGGGAATTGACCCGTCAGGAATTGACAAAGGACTAAATAAAGCAGTATCGGGCATCCAAGGTTCGCTCAAGGGCCTTGTTAGTAAAATCGCCCTGCCTGTTTTTGCTGCTTTTACCAGCGGCGACTTTTTAACAAAGATGATAGGCGATACCGCCAACACTGCTAAATTATCTAATGCGCTTGGCATGGATATTGGCACGCTGGATGCTTGGCAGCAGTCAGCAGAGCTAGCAGGTATGGAAGCCTCACAGATGGGCGAAACATTTAAAGGCTTAAATGACAATATTATGGCAGTTGCGACGACGGGCCGCGGGCCAATGAATGCCATGATAAAAAATGGTTTGGTGCCGGATATCCGGGACGCCAATGGCAACGTCAAGAAAGCGTCAGATTATATTTTTGAGTTAGCTGATTCAATGAAAATGTTAGCGGACAGCGGACGTAAGCAGGAAGCCATGGGGATTATGTCGCGCTTAGGAATTAGCGACGTTAAGATGCAAGGTTTTATCATGCAGGGCCGAACTGCATTACAGCAGACAATTCAGCAGCGTAAAGAGGCAGGCGTGCTCACGGATGAAGATAAAAAGCTTGCTGCTGTCATGGGCGACGTGAATAAGCTAAATAAAGATTTATACGTACAGCTAAGAAATTACCTGCGCCCCGTAATGCGTGTCGTATTAACTTTATATTCTCGAATGGTTGGCGTACTAAAACAAGCTATGAAACATATTCGAGTATTTATTCCGCTTATTATTGCTTACGCGGCAAAACTTGGTATAGCGAGATTAGCAGCATTGAATTTTTTTAAAGCGTTTACGGTGGCACGGTTTGCAAGAATTGGGGCAGCGATTAAGGCATTTATGCTAAATCCATTTAATATGTTCTTAATTCTTCTCGTACTTGCAGGACTTGCCCTCGACGACTTCCTTACATGGATGGAAGGCGGCGAGTCTCAGTTTGGTAATTTCTGGACTAAGATTTTCGGCAGCCCGGAAGAAGCCCAAAAATGGTGGGACAGTGTAAAAGAAGGAGCCCAAAACGTACTTGATGCGCTCAGCAGCTTACAAGGACCAATATTAAAAATCGCGGCAGCATTAGCCGGACTTGGTGCCGTTGGTACGGTATTCGGCGGAATATATTCTTTACTTGCGCCGCTTGCACCGATATTTATGCTAATCGGCAAAGCAATACTTTTCGTCGTGACGAAATTAAACATATGGATGGTTGTTATCACGCTTATCATTGCGTTTATTATGCTACTGGCAGAACATTGGGATGAACTAGGCGCACGCATCGGCGAAATTATCGACGGGGTAAAAGAAGCATTTGGCGAATTTGCTAATGATTGTGAAAACGCTTGGGAACGTATCAAGCAGGGCGCCAGCGATATGATTGATGGCATTATCTCGTTCTTTGGCAATCTCGTATCAAGTGCAAGTGATGTTGTCAGCAATATTATTAAATTTTTCTCTGATGGCTGGGATTCCATCGTTTCCGGTGCAAAAGATTTCATCAATAACATTTTAGATACTTTTAGACCGATAACGGATAAAATCAGCCAAATCAAAAATAATGTATCAAACTACTACGACAACAGCACTAATAATTATAGCGGAGTATTGTTCCCAACCCCGGACCCGTCGCCGGTATTTTAATAAAGGCGGTGATACGATATGTCTATGCTTTTTGACATCGGCAACAAAATGGGCGGCATGAACGGAAAAAAATCAACGGTCTTTTGGAATGACGTTATCTATCCGGATAGCCGGGATATGTATTTTGCAAAACGCACGACGTGGATGTTTTCCGACGGCGTTTTACCAACGGCAATTATTATCACGATGTCGATGAAGGACGGAGGAACGGTCGTGTCTGGGCCCGTCGAAGAGGGGTCATTTGCAAGTTACAATAAAACAACAGATCCTTTTGAAATATCCGCAACATTGGCATTTCAAGGTACAGATACTTACCTGCAATCAATTATTACAAGCCTTAAAACTCTAAAAAGCAGCGTGACGACATTTTCTATTATTACGCCGTATGAAGAATATAAAAGTATGACGTTGGAAAGCTATTCATATGAATATTCACTAGATAAAGGACTTGGTATTTTATATATTGATGCCGAGTTTAAAGAGATACGCGAAATCATGCTGTCATATACTAAGCAACAATATATCCCAGTTGCTGAAACAAAAACGCCGGATGCAGCCAGTACGGAAGATGCAGGTAGCGTGCAGGCATCGGCAGATACCGACGATGGCAGTGATGATTCGTCGGGAGATGCTGGCGGTGATGATTCGGGTGTCGACTATGGCGGCGGCGATTACGGCGGCGACAGCTCACAGCCGGAAACTAAGAAATCAGTAGCAAAACAAATTGCAGAAGCACTCGGATTTTAAGGAGATATAAAAATGATTATAATTCCGATTAAAAAAATACCCAACCAGAGTTTATCAACCGTCCTTGATTCGCAAAACTGCAAGATACATATCTACCAGCGCGGTGAGTATATGTACTTTGATTTATCCGTAAACGGTAGGACGCTCCGAACTGGCATGATGATTCTATCCAGCGTCAGCTTGATTGATTTTAATACGCCGCACTTTTCCGGATTGTTATTCTTTTTCGACAAAACAGGCAAAAATGGCGTGCCGTACTATACGGAACTCGGCAGTCGCTACCAGCTTTTGTATTTTACGAAAGAAGAACTGGACGCGCTGAATGAGGAGTGATGTAGATGCCGTTGTACTCTGTTAAGACTATCCGAATTACGATACAAATGCGCAAGGGGCAGTTTAATGATAAGGACTTTGAGGGCAAGAGCGAAGAAGAAAAGAAAAAGATAGAATCACAAAACACCGTCGTCATTGAAGGGCTACCGACGCAGGTCGGTATCACAAAACAAGGCGGCGACGACCCCAACACGGCGCACGTAATTATAAAAAACATGCGTATAGAGAATGTAAAGAAGCTCACTATGTTAGCATTTAAGCAACTCGAAGTCAATAACAACTACATACAAATCGATGTGGGGAATAAAGGCGATCATACTCTTGCAACGGCGTTTGCTGGTGAAATCACAAAAGCCGTACCGCAAATTGACAGCTCTGCAACGCTTTCACTTTCTATCGATGCCAGTGCCGGTTATTACGCGTCGCTCATCGCAGCCCCTCCATTATCGGTCAATGGTACGGTATCTATCGAAAGCCTGCTCGCACAGTGGGCGGAAGAAGCAAAATACAAGTACGAAAATAAAGGCGTGCAGGGCACCGTAGAAAATGCCGTATTTTTAGGCAGCCCGATAAAAAAATGTCAAACACTGGCACACCAGTACGATTTTGATTTACTTGTCGACGATGGAAAAATCACGTCGCAGCCATGGAACGCACCGACAGACGGTGAAATTCCTTTGATTGCTAATTACAGTGGATTACTTGGCTACCCGTCTTTTTCTGACAACGGTATATCTTTTACCTGTATTTTTAATGACAAGATAAAAGTTGGTGGGATTGTTAGCCTGCAATCTATTCTTCCATGGGCCACGGCAGAATGGCAGGTAACTAAAGTAGAACATCAGCTGTCGGCATTCGACAACAGCGGCCGATGGGAAACCAATGTGGATGCCGTCGTTCCGGGTACGGAGCCAAAAAATAAAAAGAAAAAAACAGGCACCGCGGCAACCGGTTCGGGCAGTTTGAATGTTGATGACGGGCTGGCGCAGGGCTTCGCCGCATGGAATGGCGTCACGATGGACAACGGCACGGAAGGATGCGCCGAAGCCGTCGGAAAAATCGGCTCATACTATTCACCGTTTTTGGCGCAGGAATGCAGAAACGGCGTCGTATACGTACCAACAATGATAACAGACGCTGGAGATAAATTTATCCCGTTTAGCGAAGGAAGCCTTGCTAAAGGAGATGTTATTGTATACAACGGCGATGCACATGTTGTTATCTACGATGGCGCAGGAGGTTATGTTGGTAACAGCTCAAGTCAAAACATGGTTGTACACGGAGGAAACTTTTATGATATGGGTATGACGCCGACCGGAATTATTAAGACAAGTGAATTTTAGGAGTGGTTAATATGGCAGATGAAAACAACCGCAATGGAACAGTAAAAAGCACACGGACAATATATACGACCACATCATATAAAAACATAACCGACTATAACACACAGGCTAAAATAAACGACATCAATACAGCAATGCCGGTAAAAGTTGTTCGAACTGATGATTGCAGCCATTATGGTTTTGTCGGCTATGTCGATGTGCTGCCGCTCGTCACGGGCGTATCGGGATTCGGTGAAGCCGTTCCGCCGGCGACGCTGTACCACCTGCCGTACTTTAGATTGCAGGGCGGCACGGCAGCGGTTATCTGCGACCCGCAGGTAGGCGATATTGGTATTGCCGTATTCTGCCAGCGTGATACGGCGAATATCACAGCCGGGACGAAAGAACCGCAGCAGCCGAGGAGCGCGCGAAAGTACGACATGGCAGACGGCTTTTATATAGGCGGCTTTTTAAATAAACCGCCGTCGGTATTTATCGAAATTGCGCAGGATAGAAAAATAACCATCCAAGCGGCCGGAGGAATTGAAATCAACGGCGATGTGAGAGTAAACGGTGATGTCGTGGCAAATGGCATCAGTTTAAAAAATCACACGCACCCAGGCGACAGCGGCGGGACAACGGGGAAACCCAAATAAAAAGGAGGAATATCCATGCCGAGAACACTTGCACTTAACGAGAAATGGGATATTACACTTGACGAGATGGGAAACATCGCTGTTTATGATGATGATTATGCCATTGCTCAAAATGTGGCTAATGCAGTGCGTCTTTTTACAAATGACGCATATTTTAACAAAACGCGCGGCATTCCGCATTATGATGTCGAGCTCGGTAATCCAGCGTTCCCATCACGAAGCGTATTATACGCACGGATTCGACAGGCAGCTATGGATGTAACGGGCGTCACCGATGCCGAAGTAACACTCGATTTTGACAAAACAACCCGCACGTACAAAGGGGATATTTATATCACGACAAAAAACAGCAGACAGGTACGCATAGAATTATAAAAAGGGGGTGAAAAGATGGCGGTTACATTTAATCCTGAAACAGGAATCGTAGTTGATGACGCCGTAACAGTAAGGAAAAATGTTGCGCAACTTTGGAAAGAAGCGTTTAAAACACCCGATGGAAAAACGCCTCTCAATATAGATCCGGAAACACCAGCAGGACAGCTCATCGATGGACATACAGCACTTATTTTACAGAAAGATAATGAAATCGCTTATCTTGCTAATATGTTCAATCCGTCCGTAGCAGATGGATTATTTCAAGATGCGATTGCAAAATTTTATTTTTTATCCCGCCATGTCGCAGAGGCGACGCTTGTAACTTGCACATGTAGGGGACTTTTAAACACAATTATTCCGTATGGTGCCATCGTACAGGATACGGACGGAAATAAATTTTATAATACCAACGTGGGAATTGTCGGCGAGGGCGGCACGGTTGATTGTGTATTTCGGTGTGCTGAATACGGCCCGGTAAAAGTTGCGGCGCATTCCGTAACTAAAATTGTCACGGTTATTCCCGGTTGGGATAGTGTAGACAATGAAACAGCCGGCGTTACTGGTAGAGATAGAGAATCTCAACAGGAGTTTGAAATCAGACGTCGCGAATCAGTCGCAAAAAACAGTCACGGGCTTGCCGAAAGCATCGAAGGGACCATTGGTGATTTAAGCGGTGTTGTGGCTTGTAGAATTGAACAGAACCGTACAGACGAAACAATAAATATGTTAGGCATACAAATCCCGCCACATTCCGTGTATCTCTCTGTATACGGTGGTGATTCCCAATCAATCGGTGAAGTAATGCATAAAAAGATTGATGCAGGTTGCGGCACGGCAGGAAATACAAAAGTGCAGCTCAAGGACCCGACAAACGGCAGCCCGCAAACGTATTATTTCGAGGTGCCAGTGGTTACACCGCTGGGCGTCAGAGTACGTATCCAGCCGGATTTTTCCACACCGACAACGATTGTCGAGGATATAAAGAAAGCCGTACAGAACAACTTTAACGGCGACGGCAAAGAGTATGTTCGTGTCAAGATGGGCGATACATTGTATGCCAGCCGATTTTACAAAGCGATTATCCAAGCCGGGGCGACAAATCTTATTAAGATAGAAGTCGCTTATCCATATTCTAGCGATTCACCAAAGTGGCAGGATTCTATTAGTGTGCCGCTTGATCAGATTCCAGCACTATCGGATGATAACATTGTTGTCGTGCAGGAAGGAGCGTAGCACATGGATTTTTACAGTAGTGAAGATGTGCGCGCTTGCGATGATATTCGGGAAGAACCGCAGGATTACATCATATCTCAGTACGCAAACAGCCCACATATTTGTGGTATACTAGACAATTTCAGAAATACTATTATGGCCGATAGTGACATCGGCATTTTTTATAAAAATATCATGGATATTGGTACGGCAAATGGAAAAGGTCTTGACGTACTTGGCAATATCGTCAATATTAGCCGCACCGTAGAGATGAGCTATAAAGGTAAAAAACAACGGTTTACGTTGAGCGATGACCAGTATCGAAGAATTATTTTATATAGAGCATTAGCAAATATAACAGATGCGTCAGGATACAATATCAATAAAATGATGGATGTTCTTTTTAATAGTTCAGCTGATACTCCGATGGTACTCACAATTATTCATGAGCAAAAACAAAATAATGGAACATTTTATAATTCATATCCAATGCACGTAAGATGGGTTATAAATAATAAATTATCTGATATGGATTTAGCATTGTTTCAACTGGGCGGAACGCTTTGCCTTGGTGCCGGTGTTGGATGGATTCTAGTTGCTGTTAATCAGCGTGAAACATTTGGATTTTTAGGAAGCAATCTACAGCCATTCAACCAAGGACATTTTTGGGACGGCTCGTACTTGGAAACCTAAAGGAGATGATATAAATGATACCAATTCAACCGGATTTTATGGAGCAGCCCTTTGCAAATCAAGGGGCGAAAAATAACATTCCAAATGAAACAACAGATGAAGTGGGAAAAGCATCATTAAAAGAAGGATTCCCAATTCAAACAGAAATGTCGTTGGATGAGGGAGGATTGCCACCTCAACGAAAAGATTTTAACGCTATATTAAATTGGTTATCTACTTTCGCATATTATCAGCAGTCAGGCGGAATCTTTAGATATTCAGATAGTGCAACATATACATCGCCCGCTATGGTTTGGTTTGATGATATGCTTTGGTTTTGTATTAAAGAAAATGGTGCGTCGTCAGTAAATGGCGTAAAAAATCCAAAAAACGAAAACGAATACTGGAAATCTTTACCAGATTATTTAAACATTTACACAAAAAGCACTCTAGATGATTTAATTAAACAAATGCAAGATAAAGTAAATACAGCTATAGCCAGTCTTTCAAGTGCGTCATCAGTATCATTTAATTTATCGGCAAATGGATCAGCTAGTTTTGTGGCTCCTCTAAATGTAAAAAAAATATCGTGCATAGCCAATACTAACTTTCAAAAAAATGGTGATGGGGGAAATGCTGGCTCCAACATTGTTAAAATAAACAATGTTGGGAATTTAACCATGTCAGCGAGCGTTACAAAATCTGGGGGTAACGGTCATTATTGGGGATATGAGCCAACCAAATCAAGTGCATCAGATTTTAATGTTAATATATCAAAAGGCACAACCATTTCAATTTCAACACAGTCTAGTGGTAGCCTTGGTGTACAGTCCACAAGTGTATTACTAGTATTGTCATAGAGAGGTGAGACAATGGTTGACAAAACAAAAGCATATCAATTTCAATATATTCCGGTAGAGGGACGATTATCTGGAAAACAATTTGAAGAACAAACAGAAGACGCAATTAATGATATTGGTAATGCGGCATATAAAGCGGATGCAAATATGGAAGAAACACTAAGTGTAGCTAATAATGCTTTATCTGCAGCAAGAGAAGCGCAACAAACAGCTAATAACGCTCAAACAGCAGTAAAGAATGTTCAAAATACAGCAAATAGTGCCGTAACTAAAGCAAACGACGCAATAAACACGGCAAATAACGCAGTGAATACGGCAAACAATGCTGTGAGTACGGCAAATAATGCTTTGAATAATGCAAATAGCGCAGTAATTACTGCAAATAATGCTAATACAAAAGCAACAAACGCAGTTAACGACGTAGCGCAGTCAAGGCTCGATTCATCGCAGGCATTGGTAACGGCAAATAATGCTAGTAAGCTGGCTACAGATACATACGATCAGCTAAATAAAATTCTTGAGGGGAAACAAGCTATTACGTACGACATCGTAGAATAAGGAGGCAAAAGAATGGAAAATCCAATAAAAAAATGTGTCCTGCACGGCGCAGTCAATAACGAGACGGTAGACTTGTACCCGCGCACCAATCTTGCATCTGTGGCAGATATGACGGCATTTTCACGGACGCTAAGTGGAGCAGCAGACGCAGCGGCGGCACGAAAAACGCTAGAAATACAGACAAGTAAAGACATTATCAATATCATATATCCCGTCGGTTCGGTCATCACGCTAACCAATGACACAGACCCGAACGAAATATATCAGGGTACTACATGGGTCAAAATGGACGCAGGGCGTGTACTGGTATCTGCGGGGACGTACACGGAAGACGGAGAAACGTATACTTATACGCTCGGCGACAAGGGCGGCGAAGCGAAGCATCAAAACACTATCGAAGAGATGCCTGCGCATGGTCACGCTGCCAGCATCAGCAGTACATCACTATACGGCGAATATCATAATTCGCTTGGTACCGATTTAAGTAAAAGTAGTCGCGGTATTATCGGTATAATCGGCACGTCTCAATACCGCATAAACGGCGACCGAGATTCCCGATGGCCGGATGGCTTTAGCGTAAATGCAAGCCACGGGCATACTATTTCTGTCAACAACGCTGGCGGTGGTTCCAAAGTTAACAATTTGCAGCCGTATGAAGTCGTAAATTACTGGAAGAGAACCGCTTAATTTGTCCTATTTCATGCTATACTATTCCTCCGATTGTCTTTTTGACTTTCCTTTAATGATAGCATGATTTATATAATCAATAAAAAGGAGCTGATACGATGCGAGTTTTTCAAATTTTAAACAACGAAGTACTCATAATCAACGATAAAAAAGAATACAAAGACAGCGTTGCTAATTTTAAGTTTGATAGCGGCATAACCGCTGAACTGCCAGTGAAATCTATCTATGACGACCTGCAAAAACTGCCTGTCATCCAGTACGCAGGGCAGCCGGAAGACTGGAAATCGTACCCGGTGCAGGAGCTGGAAACATATATTGACAGCGTGCAGACATATCTCGACGCCAAAGCAAAGCGGGAATACGTAGCACCGACGGAAGAAGAAAAAGCACAGGCCGCTCGGCAACAACTCGACGCTGAGTATGAATCCGAAAAAAGCGCATTAGCCGACTCTCTAACAACGGCAATTTTGCAAGGTGACACAGACACGCAGGCAAGTATCCAAGCCGACTATAAAGACTTGGAAGCGTCTTATGCTGAATCTGTTTCAGCTTTAAATTCGTAGAAAGGGGGTGTAAATTATGGCGTTATTTAAACCAGCAAAACGCTGCCCGTTTTGCGCACATAAATTAGATGCAACGACAAAATTATGCACGAATCAGAATTGTATTGACTACAACGGCAAAATCACAGCGACAAAGACTAAAGCGCAGGAAACGGCAACGCAGACGACGGAGGCATAAGCATGGAATGGTTAGGTATTATAGGGTCTCTGGCGGCTGTATTTACAGTTATCGGAGCGATTTTTAATTTTTCCGTTATTCGACCGCTGAATGAATCCATTCATAGTTTGTCGTGCGTTATAAAGACAATGCAGCAGGCACTGCGAGATATCGATGAAAAACGACAAGAAGCGGCTGAAAGATTGGCAAAGGTAGAATCTTCTGCCGCATCCGCACATCATCGGATTGACACGCTGGAAAGGCGGTTGAACAATGATATTTGAAAAAATCAATATTAGTGATTGCTTAGTCATATTAGCGCTGGCCGCGGCGCTAATCATGGCTATTTTTTTTAATCATAACGAGCTGGCGATGTCTATCGCCAGCGGGCTGCTTGGTTATATCGGCGGAACAGGAAAAACAGCGTTGCAAAATAAAAAAGGAGACGATAAAAATGAAGGTATACATTAATCCCGGACACGATACAAAATATGATAGCGGTGCTGTACATACAGACGCAAACGGCGATGTAGATTTGCGAGAATGCGACGTAGCTGCAAGTATCGGCGCAAAAGTAATGAAATATTTAGTAGCAGCAGGATGTGATTGCCGTCTCTTACAGTCTGATAATCTCTATTATGATAGCGATTATGAGGACCGCACCGTTCCGGTGTGCGAGGACGCGAATAATTGGGGCGCCGATGTTTTCGTCAGCATCCACTGCAACGCAGCAAACGGCAATGCGCGCGGGACAGAAGTCGAATGCTATGATAGCGATAGCAACGGCGGCACGCTGGCCAAAGCAATACAAAATCAGCTGGTTACATCGCTGCAAGTTATCGATCGAGGCGTAAAAGAAATACCGCAGCTTATTGTACTCAAGCATACAGACATGCCGGCAGTACTTGTTGAAACAGCGTTCATCGACAACGATGCAGATGCTACACTCTTGAAAAATAAAGCCGACGAATTTGCTCGGGCTATTGCGCGCGGCATCACGGATTATGAATGCCAACATGCTGTATAATACAGTATCCTGCATAAAACAACTAAAAATCAACATGGCCAAACGCCAATAAAGTATATCTATAATTTTTAACGCATATTTACAGGAGGATAGAAATCATGACAAAAGACGAAGTTTTGAATTTTATTTCTACAGAAATCGTATCTACTGCTAAAGATTTGGCGAAAAGCGCGCTCGGAGATATCACTGCCGACGATTTAAAAAAAGTCGTATCGTCTCAGCTGGCAGTAATCATTGACCCGCTGCAGCAGGAAGCAGACAGCACAACGTCGCTGTGGGTAAAAATCCGCAATAAACTGGAAATTTTTATCATTAATAAGGCAGTAGATGACGCGATTAATGCTATCATCGCGGGAATTTCTGCAGACGCAGCACAACAAAAATAATTTTACAGTATAATTTGCGTGACTTTATTTTATTGTTTTTTTATTATCACGCGACTATTTTTTTATACGATACGAGACGCAAGCCGCGCAAATGATAATTTATGTTGTCATTTGTGCGGCATTTTTTGTTGTTTAAACGTTTAGCTGAGATAGGGGCCACTAATGAGACAGACGAGAAAGCTGGCAAGAATCTGGGTTGATAATTTGACAAAAACAAAATTTTATAAAGTATTGGATGAATTAAAGCTAAATAAAGAACAACGCGAATTATTGATTTTGAAACATGATTGCGGTTTTGATAATGCGCGAATCGCAATAGAATTAAATAAATGTAAAGAGTGCGTCAGCAGAGAGCTGCAACACATATACGACCGCATTGAGAAAAATTTCATACGAAAATAACTGTATTTCTTTAGTCTTTTTTAGATATTTTATTATACGTTTACAATATATATCGTGAATTATAATAAAAACATAAGCAAGGAGGTAAAAGGATGGCAAATAATACCACGGCAGCATATCCGATTCCGTCACAATATATTATTGATAATGATGATATATTAAGCGTCGATTTTTACAATAATAAGCAAAAAATCGGCGTTACACTCAAAAAATATCAAGAGCTCGAGGACATCTGTAATACGTACTATGATAAACTTGTTGAGCTCGGGGCAATTAAAAAGCCAAAGACACCAGAAGAGCTGGCAGCAGAGCAGACAAAAATCATATCGCAGCTTGCCGATCAGAATAAAATGATTTTACAGCAAATGCAATCGATGCAAATCGAAATGGAGGCGCTAAAAAATGTTAAATCCGGAAACAGTAGCGAAGCGGCTCGGACTGAGTCCCGAAAACACGAAAAAATTAATAGATAATTGGGGGCCTGCTAAGGATGCGGCAATGCGCGTCACGAGTCAAGCCGACGCGATGCAGGTTATTAAAAGCCTGGGCATTGGGCCGGATAAATTAAAGCAATTCCGGGCCGTACTTGATAGCCCGGCTGTAAAAATCGGGTGTGCTCTTTTTGGTGTAGATTTAAATGGCGTCAAGCAAAAAGCTGATATGTTGACAAACGCAGGCGGTTGTATACAGCCGCCGCAGCCGGCAGAGCGCACGATTACAAGCGGCAGTAACTGCGACAAATTCCGGGACGGGATTGAGCAGTTATTACATAAAAAATAAACGGAGGTAAAAAATCATGGGTGAAAATGGCAATGCAACAACAATTAACTGGACGAGTTGGGGATTGGTTATTTTCTTTATTTTGCTGTTTATGATTTTCCGCGGGTTTGGCGGATTTGGTGGATTTGGACCGCAGCAAGGGTGGGGCAATCCCGGATGCGGCGTCGTATCTAATTGCCAGGTCGAAAAGCAGGGAATCATTGATACCGCCCGCACGCAATATCTTGTAGAGCAGACAGCGCGAGCAACGCAGAATGCAACAGCGGCCGGGATTACGGCACTCGGCAATAAAATTGACGGTTATGCAGTGCAGGACCTGCGGGACAAATTGGCCGAGGAACGCAACAAAAATATGATGCTGCAGAATCGCTTGTATTCTGACGGGCAGTTTAACAATTTAGCACGGCAAAACGAATCTATGTACGCAAGCTTAAAACAAGAAATCGCCACGCTGGCTTGTGAAACACCGAAGCGCCCGCCATATTTTGCGCAGGGATACACCCCGGGCGGCTATCCAATTCCGCCAGCAAGCGCTTACAATGTCGGTAGCTGCGGCGGCACAAATTAAAAATTAAATAACTCCGTCCATGGACGTGATAGTACCCAACCAATGCGGGCGGCTCGATATGACCGCCCGCCATTTTTAGGAGGGATAAAAATGACTTGTATGCAAAATTGTCAATTATGTAAAAATCTTATCGTATCAACTGCAGCAGCTATTGGCAGCTCGGCGTTGACGATAACAATTCCGGCGACAGTGCTCAATGATAACGATAAAAAATGTCTTGTCATTGCGCAAAGCTTCACAGCATCCACGCCTTTGCCGGCGGTCATCGCTGACGGGTCGGCTACAATCGCACTCACAAACCGATGCGGCAAACCGGTCTATAGTGATCAACTGCGAACACGGCGCATATACAAAATACGATTAAATACGGCAGTGCCGTCCGCTGTTGTCGAATCTTGTAATTTATGCCCGACATCATTTACTGCGCCGCAAATCACCGGCGCGACGACATAAGGAGGTAAAACGATGGGCAATAATAACAATTTTTTTCCGTTTTTACTCGGTCTTGTTGGCGGGTACGTCGCTTTTACTGCCACAGGCCAAGAACTATGCAAAAATATTGCTAGCAAGGCGATAAAAAACGCGCTAAATTTGCCTGAATTGCCAAAAATTAAAAATTTGCCTGTTCTGACTGCTGAAAATAAAATTAGTGATAAAACTATCGAAGATAAAAATAAAAACGCCTTAAATCTCCAAAATGAACAGCAAAAAAATGAGGTGAATGCAAAAAATGGATAAAATACTCGATTTATATAAGCAAATCGCAGACGACAAGAGCAAAAGAGCGGAAGTTGAAAGCGTTTTTTCAATGTTGTCGAAAAAAGTAAAAAATGACTGCCCGGATGCGTATCGCAAAGCATTTTTAAAAATGCATAATGCCATATATGATGGCCATTTTTGCGAGCGCATGGCCATAGCAGCGGTTGCAGCTATGGAAAACGTGGATGGTACGCATGGGGCGCACTGGACGAAAGAGCAAGCGACGAATATCATGCAGCAAAATGGCTATAGTTTTGACAAAAACGATTTTTACTATACTATTAATATGTTTTATAGTGATTACGCAAAAGTACTCAATTCGTCCGAGCCAGGGATTTATGCAAAGCTGGCTGCGGCTTATATATCTGACCCGGACGCGCCACGGGATAAAGTTTTTAAAATTTATTTGGCCACGCATGATATAGATTGA